GCTGATCGAGGAATAGATCATGACCTCGCCCTTTTTGTCGCCCTTGGCGGTCACGTCAAAGCTCAGTGTAAAGAACTTGTTCGGCATGTTCAGCCTCCATTCGTCATTCATCGGCGGGGGACCTGTCCCCCGCCGAAAGCGCTTCGTTGCGCGCCTTTTCCTCCCTACCGCGCTGCGCCAGGTTCTCCATGTAATCGCCGCCGTTGTACTCCATGGCCTCCTGCTCGCCGGTGGAGATGCCGGTCTCGATCCTGATCTTCGCCGCGTTGGCCTCCTGCACCGGCTGCACATGGCCCTTGCTCGCGCCGATCCACTGGCACCCGCACCAGGCGTCCCGGATGGCCGGGTCATCGAAAAAACCCGGGGCGTCGATGCGTCCCAGGGCCACGGCCTCGGCCAGCCACGCCTCATACACCGGCTGGTTAAAGGCGTCGTTGAAGTGCTGCCGGAACTGCTTCACCAGTCGCCAGAAGTCCAGCATGGCGGCGTTGGCGGCGGTGAAGTTGCTGTTGTAGCGGTGAATCATCACCTCATAGGGAATCCCCAGCCCGGCTCCGGCAACGGTGATGACCTCGCTCACGAAGTCCGCGAAGGCCGTGGGCGCGCGGCTCACGCCCACGCTCTTGGGCTCCTTGCCCGGCGGCAGCTCGTACACATTGCCGTTGCCCAGCTCGATCCGCATGGGATCGTCGGTCACCTTGTCCTCGTCCGGGATGCTGTCGTTGATGCTGTCGTAGCCGTCGTCATCGGTGCCGTCGCTGGTGATGAACACGGTCAGCATGGATGCCACGATGCTGGCGGCCAACTCGCTGTCGATGTAGCGGTCCAGCTGCTTGATCTGCTCGATCATGCCGCTGATAAACGGGATGCCCCGGTGCTGCTCCGGGCGCTCCGCCGTCATCAGGTGCAAAACAAGCGGCATGCCGGTCTCCTTCCCGAAGGCGTCCACGCTCACCCACTCGATCTCGCCCGGCGTTTCGTCGGAGAGCGGATGGTAGTTCGTGAAGTGATACCGTATCACCTCGCCGTCCCGGTTGACCTCCACGCCGTCCACGATGCGCCCGCCGGTGTCGGTGTTCTTCGCCTCGCTGCCGCCGTTGCTGTCCGGCGTCGATACCCTGTCCGCCTCGATCAGCCGCAGCACCGTGGAATAGGGGTTGCGCTTGTTGGGCTTGTTGCCCAGCAGCACGAAGCAATCCCCACTCACCAGCTCGCTGCGAAAGGCCAGCTCCTGCATCGCCCAGAAGTTGTGCTGCCGCGCCGCGTCGCACATGGGCGACTTCGCCCACATCTCAAACTCCCGCAGCGCCGTGCGCTGCCACTCGCTCGCGGCCTCGTCGCTCAAGCCCAACAGCCGCGCGTCGATCTTCGGCCTTGGCCTGATGCCCCAGCCCACCACGGTGGTGGTCATCGTGGAAGGTGCCGCCCGGCCCAGCCCGCCGCCGGCGTACAGGTCGCGGCTTCTTATGCGCAGCGTGCTGCCCTGAAGGTCGATGTCGTCCTCGGCGCTGCCGCCGCCGGTGATCCAGCCGATCAGGCTGTTCTTCTCCTGGCTCGCGCCGTGATAGCGGTAGCCGCTGGCGCTGGCCGTCCGGAGCATGCCCAGCATGTCCTGTGCCAGCTCCTTGCGCTCCCGCGTCAGCCGGTCCCGGTACATCTGCATGCCCTTCTCCGGGCTGAACAGGTTGGTCACCCGCTCCCGGAAGGACATCGGGCGCGCCGCGCGCTTCGTCGATTTCTTCTCCATCCTCATGTCCTCCCGTCAGGTGTCCCGGAATACCACGGCCACGCTGCGCGGCGGCCTGGAATTGCCCTCGTACTTCGACACGATGGCAGCGAACTTGTCCACCATGGCGGTCAGGTCGTCCACGTCCAACAGCGTCACGCTTCGGCTTCCGATGGTGTACTCCTTCACCTGTCCGCTCACCAGCGCGTGCAGCGCTTCCTTGTATTCGTCGAGGTACAGCTTGGCCTCTTCATAGCTGTAGGCCGCGTTGGTGTACTTCCCGCTTCGATAGGCCATATCATCACTCCCTTTGCCTTCCCCTTTGGGTGTGCGAAGCCATGCCCTTGGGCGGAAGGTGTCGCGGCATCAGCCGTGACGGATGAGGTCCCCGAAGGATCGCTCTCCGAGCGCCCGCACCTCGTTCCGTCCTCCGTCGTTCCCTCTTCCAATCCGTTCCCGGCGACATGTGCGCCGGGACGGAATGTAACTCTGCTTTGCAGAGTTCATACCTTGCGGATTTGCCGCCCGGAAATCCGCAGGATTTCAGGCAAATCCGTGGGGGTGGCCTCGGAGGGGGACCTGTCCCCCTCCGAATCAGATTTTGATTCCCTCCGACAGCAGCCCCTTCGGGCGCTTCGGCTTGGCGCTGGCCGGCTTCACCGGCATCTCCCCGTACAGCCGCGCCTCGTAGGCGTCCATGTCGATCTTCTTCTTCACAAACCTGTAGGCGCAGTAGGCGTAGTCGCTCACGTCCAGCGGCTCGTTGCGCTCGTACACCTTCACCCACTCCTCCACGGCCACACCGCGCTTCTTTACGATCCGGATCTGCTCGGAGATCAGGCCCTTGAAATAGAACTCGTCAAAGCCGGCGTCCTCGTCGTCCGGATAGTGCATATAGCGAGGGCCGGGATTGGCCACGGTGGTGTTGTAGAGCACCGCGCGCTTCCCGGCCTGCACGTTCAGGTTGAATATCAGGTGTCCGCCCTTGCGGCTCTGGCTCCTGTGGATCAGCGGCCCCGTGTCCTTGTTGTCGCCGCGTATGGCGTACATCCGCTTGTAGCGCCGGGCGGCGCAGCGCTCCACCACGTCGTCGTAGTGGTGGCCCTGGCAATCCATGAAGGTCACCGCGGCCTTCAGCGTCTTGCCGGTCTCCATCACCCAGCGCCGATCCAGCAGCGCGTCCACTTCCTCCCAGGTCGCGTCGTCGTCGGCCCGGCCCGGGATGATGCCGTACTGTATGCCCCACTTCTCGTCCCCGCGGCCCCAGCCGTCCACCTCGTACACCAGGTAGTTGTCCTGCGTGTCGATGCCGATGGTCAGCAGCAGCACGCCCCGGGGCACCTCGGCCTCGTAGGGCTCCCGGCGCAAATACATCAGCTCCGGGATGTTCGTGGTCTCCTTGCGCTCAAAGGGCAGGCCCAGCTCCAGGTTGTAAAAGGTTTTCAGCAGCTCCGGGTCGTCCTTGGCGTCCAGGAACTTCTTGCAGATTTCCTTCCACTTCGCCCAGGGCGACATGAAGGAATTCAGGTGGAAAGAGCGCACGCCACGCTTCAGCGTCTTCGGGTTCCTCGGCACCCACTTGCCCGGCGCGCGCTTGGCCTCGTATTCCTCCACCTCGCCGCGGCACTTCGGGCAGCGCCACACCGCCCGGGTCACGTCGTACTCCGGCTCCTGGCCCTCCTCACTGATCAGCTCCTTGTCGAAGATGATGTCATCAAACGCGATGGTGCTGTACGCGCCGCAGCGCGGGCACTGGATCTCCCATTCCTCCCGCGTGCCCCGCAAAAACAGCTTGTAGATCCGGCTGGTCGCCTTCAGGGTCGGCGTGCTCGTGTACACCCGCATGGCGTTAAAAAACGTCTGCGTGCGCTTGCTCGCCAGGTTCACCGGGTCGCCCTCGGTGCCGGCGCTGGCCGGATAGCCGTCCACCTCGTCCATGTACAGATAGCGTATCGGTCGGCTCTTCAGGCCGCTGGGGCTCGTCGCGCCGACCATGCTCAAAAAGCCGTTGGGAAAATTCTTCTGGCTGATCGTGTTGGCGTTGCCGCCGAACACCAGCCGGGCCAGCGTGGGCGTGGCGTCGATGGTCGGCTGCAATCGCTCCTTGCTGAACTTCAGGTAGTCCTCCTCCGTGGGGAATACCATCAGCATGGGGCCCGGGTCCAGCTCGATGCTCCTACCCAGCATGTTCAAGATCATGTCCGTCTTGCCCGCCTGGGCGCAGAACATCATCACGATGTCGTGCACGCCCTTCTGGGTAAAGGCGTCCATGATCACCCGCTGATAGGGGGCCCGATCCGTGCGCCATGGGCCCGGCTCCGCCGCGCCCTTTCCCACGATGATCCGCTTGGCGTCCGCCCACTGCGAAACCGTCTCGTCGCTGGGCGGTCGGTACATGTCCAGGATCAGCCGTCCCAGCTCGTTAAGGTTCATCCTGCTCCTCCCCGGGGCCGTTGTCACCCGGCAGCGGGGTCCTCGCGATCATGTCCAGGCTGTCCCTCAGATCCCGCGCGATGATCTCCTCGGCGGTTTCCGGGTCCTCGATGTGCACCAGCTGCGGGGCCAGCTTCTTGGGCAGGCCCACCAGCCGGTTCACCACCACCCCGGTGATGCCCGTCCACAGCTGCGTGATCTCGCTCAGGCTCACATACTCGCCCTTCATCCGGCCCACTTCGATCTCGGCCTTGTCCGCCTTCAGGCGCTCGTGGCGCGCCTTCTCGTCCTCCAGGCTGTCGCCGCCCTCCGCGCCCCGGGCCTTCTCCACGTTGTAGGCCACCCATCGCTGCACGAATGTTTTGAGGTCGATCTTCTTCCCCTCGCCCTCGACAAAAAGGCGCTTGCCCTCGGGCAGCGCCTTGTCGATGTTGTATAGCTGGTGATAGGAGTAGCCCGCGATGTCGGCGATCTCCTTGCGCGTCATGCTGGTACCCATGTCATCTACCGCCGAACATGTGGCTGAAGTTGTGAATCGCGCGGCTCTCCAGCAGCCTGATGATCTCGTCCTGCACCTGCGGCTTGGCCTGGTTAAGCGGCATCTGCGGCACGCCCAGGCCCACCACCTTCGCCAGCGGATAGCGTGCCTTGGTCTTTCGGGTCATTGCCACGCCGTAGCGTGCGTTCATAAACGGCGGCTGACCGCCCTGGTGGCTCATCTTCTCCGGCAGCGTGCTGCTCTGTCCCTTCAAAATCCTCGCCCGCAGCTTCAGCTTCTGCCCCACCGCGCCGCGATGGCCACCCGAGCCTTTGAATACCTGATCTGTCGTTCCGATACTGCCGCGCGCGCCGTTGATGGGAATGACGCACTGAACCCCGTCGCCGATGCTCATGCGCGGGTTGCCCATGGCTCCCTTCACCCACGCCTGCTTCACGGCGTATTCCTCCTGCACCGCCCGGGCCACCGGCACCTTGGCCCGGTTGCCCACTTCCTTCAGCGTGCGGTACATCAGCGCCTCGAATTGCTCATGGGACAGGGCATCGCGCATCATGTCGATGGTCCCGTCCACCGCGCTGGTATCAATGTACAGCCAGGTCTGTCCGCGCACCATGTCCCCACCCCCTTCCAAAGCCGCCCCCTCGCTTCCCCACCGCAGTGGGGAAGTGGCCCGCAGGGCCGATAGGGCACCCCAAAACGACCGAAGCGGCCAGCTTCATGCTGACCGCTTCGGTCTGTCCCACTTCTCTTGACGATAGCATCTTACCATATCCCGGGTGGAGAATCAAGCGATTTTGGAGAATTTGGTCAATTTCTTCCCCTGTCGGTCCCTTACTCCTCCCCGCCCACCGGCTCCACCCAGCGCACATGCGCCATGTCCTGGGCCTGCTCGATGGCGTTCTTCGCCCTTCGGAAGGCATACTCGGAAAGGTTCAGCGCCCGCATGATCTCCCCCCTCGGCGCGTTGTGCACGTACTTCATCTCCACGAACGTTCGCATGGTCAGGCTCCCGATGCCCTCCAGCAGCGCCTCGGTCTCCTTCAGCTCCTGAAGGTACTGCTCCAGCTTCGCCGTGTACCGCTCCTCGATCTCGGAAATCTCGGCCAGCACCTTGTCGTACCCGCTCGCGCCGCCCTTGCCCCGCGGCATAGTGGAATACTGCTGGGTCACCTTGAACATCCGCTCCCGCATCCACTCGATCCGCCGCTCGATCATCTTCACGGCCTGCATCGCGTAGGGCAGCCGCTCCAGCGCCGGGATGTCCCGGTTCCTGATCTTTACGATCTTCGTGGGCCTGATTTCGATCTTTGGGGCCCTGATTTCGACTTTCACGTTTCCATTGTCACTCACGCTCATGCTGTCCTCCGTCGTCCTCAAATGCGAAAACCTGTTCAAATGCGCGAACCTGTTCAAAACCGCGAGCGCTCGCGGTTTTCCAGTCTGGCGCGGACGGCCTCGCTCGCGCTTTTCCTGTGTTGCGCGGGCGGCTCCGCTCGCGGTTCTCAAAATAAGGCCTCGCTCCCAAATTCGGTCTGTCCATGGCTCGCGCCCCTTGCGCACTTCTTCACGTCCAACACGCGCTTTTTGTAGAACGCACAGTATGCGTATGCGTGCGTCATGCCAATCGGGTGATAGTGCCTCGGCTTATGGTAATCCACCCATGTGTGCCTGCGCATGTGCGGGCACTTCTTGCAATCCCTGACCTTCATCCGTGTCCTCCTTCGGCTCCCACGCCTCATACCCTCCGCCCGCGCACTCGGCTTCGATGTTCAGCCGACAGTTGTCATACCCGCCGCCCAGATCGTGGCGGCACGTTTCACAGCATCGATTCATAACTCCTCGATTCCTCCGATGGCTTCCAGTGCCCTGTGTGTTACATGCCTGCCCTTTAGTAACTGCACATACTCACCACCTTCTTCCTCCCATCGGGATTTCAATACGCAGAAATAGCGCAGCTCCGGGTTTACGCCGGACCGGATTTTGAGTATAAACAGCAGCTCGTCCGTGACGGGCTTCTCTATCGGATAGACAGCGATCTCCCCGGTGTCTACGTTCACTTCCCGGCATAGTACAATCACTCTCATTCCTCCTTATTCTCGCCCGCCCATTGAATCGCCATGGCGCGGGCGATTCCCGGAAAGGTCTTGCTCCGCCGCTTCTGGTCGCGGTTGCTGTGCAGGATATACCGTTGGTGTATGGTCGGATCGCGCCGGGCGCTGGTGCTGTCTACCCACAATCCCAGCGGCTCCACCGGGGCCTCCATCATGGCAACCAGCGGCGGAAGCCCTTTCAGCCACAGGCACGTCCGCTTGCGCCATGGATCGCCAAACATGTACGGCTCTATGATCTGCGAATAGGGCGGCAGATTAAAGCACTTCATGGGTACGGGATTTTCAACGGCAATCTTCGGGCAATCCGCCTCGTAGAACGCCATAAAGAACTTTGCCGCCTCCAATCCCTTCTCGTATCGCTCCTGATCCTTGATGGTGTGATCCTTGTTGAAAACCCGAATCGCGCCCGCAGTAGTCAGGTATGTACATGGCGGATGTGCGATGATCATATCCCACCGCATTTTCAGCAGCTCCAGCGCGTCAACCTGTATATGCCACGATGGATTACCCCCCCCACATGTTTGGAGGTCGCAGCTATATGCCTCATGGCCCAGCCGCCGCAGCTCCGTGGTCACGGCCTGCGATTCCTCACAGGCGACAAGTATTCTCATGTTTTCGCCTCGCTGCTGAATAGTGTCATCTGTCCCGGCAGTTCGTTCTCCAGCTTTATCTCGGCCCGTCGCCGGGCCTTGTATTCGTTGTACTCCTGCCGGTAGCGGTAGCTGTCCCCGAAGATGTTCCACGCGGCCTTGACCACGTTCGGCTCGTAGGGGCGTATCAGCTCCAGGTCGTCCACGGCCTTGTAGCTGATCGGGCACCCGCAGCAGCCGGTCCTTGTAAGCCCGTACACCTCGTAGGCGTCGGAATAGGTCACTCCATAGTATTCCTTGTACCATGCCTTGTCGCTGTCGCTTACGTAGTACAGCGGTCTCAGCCGCCACTGGCCGCTGCTGGTCTCGCCGAAGCACATGGTGCTGTTCGCCTCGCCCTGCCGCGGCACGCTGCGCATGCCACCCTCGTCCCGGCGCTCGCCGGTGATGATCATATCATAGTCCTTCTGGACCCTGTGGGCCACGTCCTTCTTGCAGTAGTCGCAGCACTTCGCGCTGATCTGAACGCATGGCGGGTGCTCCTTGATGAAGTCCAGCATGTAGGCGCTGCTGTTGATCACCAGCTGTATGTTGGGCCTCGGCTCGCCGTTCCTGTCGCAGCAGCACAGGAAGTTGATCAGGCTCTCGCAGCCCGGATAGCGCTTGCGCAGCTCCGCCCGCTTCGCCGCCTTGTCCTCGGCTTCGTTGTACTCGTCCGCGATGCTCAGCGGCACGCCCTTCTTCTGCCACTCGGAAAGCCCGCCGCTCATGATCTTGCTGACGAACGGCACGCCATACCTGCGCACGGCCCGCACAATGCCCATCCTTGGCCGCACCGTCTCGATCTCCACGCCATACTTTTCGGCGGTCGCCTTCACGTGGTCCTTCGTGGCCTTCATCTCCAGCCCCGTGTTGAAAAACACGTACTTGACGGGCGGCAGGTCGAAGCCCGCCCGCGTGCGCTCGATCAGGTCGATCATGATGTCGCTGTCAGATCCGCCGGAGTAGCTGCAAATCGCGTTCGGGTGCTCCACCAGCCGCTTGGCGATGATGCTCTGTATCGCCATGAACTTGTGCGGCGCGTCATAGTCGGCATAGGGCGGCCTGTCCGTAAACACCCGGCTGTGGTATTCATTGCTTTGCTTTCGCTGCCGGGTGATGTTTGGCTCCACCCGCCCGTCCAGGGTGATCATCATCTGCTCCATCCGTGTATTCCCCTTCGTCCCATCTGTAGTTGAATCCGTCCAGCGCAAAGGGTTTTTTGACCTTGCCGTTGCACCGGTCCAGCACCGTCTGATAACTCATGTGGTTCGCCCTGCCGGCGGCTCGGGCGCTCGGATAGAAGTCCACCACATGCCCGTCCGCGTCCACCTTCGCCACGGGGCGGCTGCTCGACAATCTCCCAAATTGCTTTCCCAGGCCCTTTCGGTTGTAAACCACGATGTTCCTCATGTGATTGTCTGTGTGCAGCCCGTTGGCGTGCACCGCGATGGCACCCTCCGGCAGGTCGTACCACGTCTGTCCCATCACCCACAGCACGGTCCTGACGACCGTCCTTCCCTCGGGATAGGTCAGCTTGACCACCGGGCTTTTCCTTGCATGATGGTGCCAGGGCACCAGGATCTTCGGCGGGGCCTTTTGGTACGTCCTCCGCACCCGTCCTTCGGTGCTCGCCTGATACTTCCCCCCGAATCCGGGTATATCCCGCCACCGCTCCACGTCGTCCTTTGCCTTCCCCTTCAGGGGAAGGTGGCCCGCATGGGCTAAAGAGGTCGTCTTTCTCAAAATCACCGCCTCCATTTGATGCTCGCGTTGTATTCTTCAAAGGTCGGTATCGTCCAGAAAATCGGTGGGCTATTTACCCATCGCGCCAGCCTCTTGGTCTCATGCGGCGCGTAGTGTTTACGGTAAATCATCACATAGGGCTGTATGTTCAGGCCGCGCAAGAACATGATCCTTTCAAGGTCCTGCTCCATCGTGCTTCCGAAGTTGGTCAATACATAGCATGTCGTATTCCTCCGTGTCAGCTTCGGCAGATGATCGACAATACGCTCGAAGTCAGCTTTCAAATCCTGTCGTGGATCGTCCCATGCAAAGTGAATTCTTTTGAATTTCACCTTGTCCAGCGTTCGTAGTTTATCTTCGGTCATCAGTCTCGCGTCCAGTCCCTGGCTGAAATCGACATTGGCACCGGAATCCGCAAGCTCCTGAAATACGTCCTGCCAGTCTCTGCAAGCTGAGATATTAGCGTCCAGCAGTACAATGTTCTTCTGCCCTCTCCAGAACTCGTCAAGCCGGGCCACCCGTCTGGATACTCGTCCTTGCATTCTCGACACATGACAGAACGGGCAAGCCCTCGGACATCCCCGTGTCAGAAATCCATAGGCTGTATCTCTGAACTGAGGATAGAGCTCATAATCCGGGTAGATGTGCTCAATCTCATGGTCCAGTGGATCGTCCATAGAGTGCTTGTAAACCTCGTGCCCGTTTTCCGTGCTGATCGCATAACCAGACCCTCCTCTGATTACTTCGTCTGCATCGATGTAATACGGATAATCTCGGCTGTATTCATCCGAAAACACTTTGGAAAGATAGGCTCGGTCATAGTGCTCATGAAAGCCATAAGGAATCCACTCCACCGTATCGCCGCGCTGTTTATGCCATGCCGACAGCTTCATCAGTGCCAAGTTTGGAAATGTGACTTTTCCGCCCCTGGCCCATGCATCGACATCCATCATCCCGACGCGCACGTTCGTCCCTCACTCCCACGGAAATTCCCTTCTCAGCTCCACGTCCACGATCCAGCGCAGGCTCGCCTTCATGAACACCGGCACGCCGGCGCGCCTCGCCTGCATCTCGATGTCGCTGACCCAGCTGTACTCCGGAATCACCTTGTCCTTCCGGTTCCCGGTCTCGGCCCCGATGATGATCCAGTCGCAGGTCTCCACGATCTTCCGGATGGCCATGGTGTCCAGCGCGCCCAGCAGCGGCTCGATGCTCACGAACACATGCGCGCCGAAGTCGCGCTTGAAACGCCCCAGCCAGCCCACGCGGCCCATGTCCGCCATGCCGGTCACGGTGGTTCCAAACCAGAAATGGTCCGAGTCCATGCCCGCGTGTATGTAGTCATACACATTCCCGAAGAAGTCGTTGTACCTCTCCGGATTCTTCGTCAGGAACAGATACCGGTGCCAGCTCGCCGCGGCGCAGGCGTCCATCACCTGGGAAAGCCAACGGTCCGGCACCCAGTCGCCGAACAGGTCGCCCATGCTGCTCATGAATATGCTCCTGGGCCGCCGCCACCGCTTCATGGCGTCCAGCTTGTAGCGGAAAAACGTGGGCTCGAAGTCAAAGGGATAGGCGGCCTTGCGCTTGAAGCCCATCTCGTCCACGATATAGCACGGATGATTCAGTTCGTGGATCGTGCCCTGTCGGGTTTTGTAGCTGTAGTTGCCGGAGTGGGACGTGTTGTAACCGGCGTAGCGGTGGGCCATGTCCCTGGCATAGCAGTATTCGCAGCCGTGGTAGCAGCCGGTCACGATGTTCATGCTGGCGTCGCACCAGTCAATCTTCGTTCTGTCCATAGTCAATCCTCGATTCCTTCAAGGTAGGCGTCCAGCTGGTCCATGTCCCGGATGTTGCGATTGTTCCAGTCCCGGAACAGCTGGTGCAGATAGTCGATGGGGCTTTCCGGATTGCGCAGGGCGGTTATCCGTATGCCCTCCCGGATCAGCTCCAGGCTCATGCCGTAGGTCTTTCCCCATTGGGCGATGCTGTCGGCCATGTACACCGTCGGCAGCCGCCCGAAGGCGCGCAGCCAGCAGTTCTCGACCTGCCCGGCCATGACCACCAGATTGCGATTGTCGGTCTCTTCATCCTCTTCCGGGGACCCTTTACGTTCCTGTTCTGTATAAGTCTTATAGTTTACTATAGTGTCCCCCATGTTACCCCCCGGGTTATCCCCCAGGTTACCCCCCGGGTTATCCCCCATGTTATCCCCAATGTAATCCGTTTTTTTCGGATAACCTTCCCCGTCGCGCTCGGTATCCGGGGCCAGGTATCGGGGATAGAAGTAGATCATGCGGTATGCGGGCGATTTCTTGTTCTTCTCGCCCTTCTCCACCTCGATCAGCCCCCGCTGCTTCAGGCTGTTCCGGGCATTTGCCATCGTGTCAAACTTCATGGGGCAATACGAGAGCAGCCGGTCATTGCTGACGCGGATGAAGCCGTCAGGCCAGACGTTGCCCTGTGCCCGCTGATTCATGATGTGCATGAGGGCGTACCACAACAGGCGCTCGCTGGCCGTGAGGTGCTCATCGGTCGCGTACTCCATAAACCGTGTGTGTTCCCGAACGTAGTTGACAATCGGCATGGCTGTTACCTCAGAACTTCTTTCCGTGCTTGTAGGGGCGTGATTTGTTGTATTCGTGCTTCTCCAGCAGCAGCGTCAGCGGGTCGATGCCCTGCTTCTTCACCCAGGAGAGGGCCGCGGCCATGGCACCCGTCAGCGCGAACATGTCCGGCACGCGCAGGTCGTGGAAGCTCCGGGCGGCTATCGCCTGGGAAGTGTACAGGTGCAGATACGCGATCAGCTCCGATGCCTTTTCAGGCACCCGTCCGACATTCCGGTCGTTGTACAGGCTTTCGATGGTGGAATCCTCGCCGCCCTCCGAAAGTTCAGTCTGCATGCGTCCCATGTAGTCCAGGATCCGTATGCAGCCGTCGATCAGCTCCACGGCGATGCCCTCGGGCTTTTCCAATCTGTCATCATCGCCGCATTCGCCGTTCACCCACAGTTCACAACCGGCTTCCTCGCAGGGGTTCATATCCTGGTCACATATCCGGTACACCATCGGCCTGCCCGCCCGAGCCTCCTCCAGCGCCTCGCTCCATTCGCTGTGAATCAGCGCGACAACCTCCTCCGGGCACCGCTCCTCGTCCCACCAGCCGTGCTCCACGGCGTTCTGGTGCACCATCCTGGATAGTTCTGATATAAGCATCGGTCTTTCCCTCCTTCGTCATATCTGCCAGCTGTGGAACCATCCGCAGCCTCTTGCGTCCTCGTCGATCTTGTCCACCGGCAGAACGTCCAGCAGCTTCCCGTATGGGCATTGGGCCTGCTGCGCCGGGTCCTCGATGGTGCACAGCGCGCACTGTTCCCGTATCGCCTTCGTGGCGACGGCCAGCTGATGGAAATTCAGGAATTGCCCGAAGGTGGCCTCCGGATCCCTGGGCATTTGCGCCTTGATGCCGCTGATGATCTCGATGCCCTTCATCTGGTTGATGATGTGCTCCCGCTGCTCTATCGGCGCGGTGCCGATCACGTCAAAGCCCAGCTTTGCCACCAGGCTCTTCACCTGCTTCATCCTGGCCATGCCCCGCGGCACCGCCTTCAGCCGACGCTCCAGCCCGTCCATCACGCTCTGGCTCAGGTCGATCATGCCCAGCAGCTGATACAGCTTCGTCTGCTCGCCGGACACCATGCGCCGGGTGCCCTCGTCGCCCTTGGCCTCATACTCGCCATCGGCCACGCGCTCCCATACAGGTTTGTATTTCTTCCCGCTGTCGTCCGGCTTGCGCTCCGCCGGGTTCGGGAATTGGATGGATTTATACAGCATCGTCAGTCCCTCCACAGGCGAACGCAGGCCGCGCTCGTCAGGTTGATGATCCGCGCCGGCCAGCGGCGGTCAAACATCCTTATCCGCAGCCGGTTCAGCCGCTTCCACAGCCACATCCGCACGCGCCTGCGCCTCCTTCACCGCTTCCCGTATCGCGGGCATGTCGTTCCAATACTTCACCTGGTCCAGCGCCGTCTCGTAGTCATAGGCCGGGGCCTCCCGCAGGCTGTTCACGCCATACCGGGCAAGCACGCTCCTCCTGATCTTGCCGCCCAGCCTCGTCACGGCCTTCCGGTCATCGGCGAAGCCCCGGCTGTCCAGCAGCTCCCGGGCCCTCTCCCGGATCGCGCCGTTGATGTAGCTCTCCTGGGCCTTGCTCATGGGCGTCTTTAGCCGCACCTGCTTTTCAAGGTCGGAGATCCGGGTGCTCATCATCTGCTGCGTGGCGGCGATGCGCTCCATGGCCTGGCTGTGCCGTTCCAATATCTCGCCCAGGCTCACCATTACCGGCTCCATGATCTGCCGCACCACGCTGGAAATCATCTGCATCTCAGCGGACATGTCCTGCCCGTCCCGCTTCACCGGCAAATCAGACATCCAGAATCACTCCCTCCATGGCGCTCGCGTCCAGCGCCTGCCGCGCGCCCCGCGTCCAGCCCTCAATCGTCTCCAGGCACTGGGCATAGCGCTGCTTCTCGCCCTGGGGCATGTTGCTGAAGGTCGGCCCCATGTAGGGCATGCGGGCGCACAGCCCCATGAACTCCCGCACCGCCCCGGAAAACACCTCATAGGTCAGCTCGTCGCTGGGGCCGCGGTCCACGTCCCCACGGCGCTGGGCGTTGCGCATCGCCAGGAACTCGGTGTTCAGCTGGTCGTAGTCCGCCTGCTGGCGCTCCATGTCCTCCTGCAGGCGCTTGTTCTCCCGGGCCATCTTCGCCTGCTCGCTGCCCGCCTTCCGGGCCAGCTCGGCGAAGTGCTGGGCGTTGGCCTGCTCCTCCCGCACGCGCTTGCGCTGGAACTCCAGCTCCTTGGCCACGTCCTCCGGGATCTCCGGCGGGCGATGCTCCGCCTCGTAGGCCCGCTGCTCCGCCTGCCGGCGCGCCTCCCGCTCCTGCCGGATCTCGGCCTCGGCCTCGGCCTTCGCACGCTTCACGGCCTCCTCCACTTCCCGCGCGGTCATGCTGTTTACGTCGTGCTCTTCCACGAACCGCGCGTCCTGCCCCTCGGGAAGGGCCATCAGCTTGAACAGCTTGCTCCGGTCAATCCCGGCGAACGCCGCGTTATTCCCGTAGCGCCGATAGGCCTGCATGCACATCTGGGCGCTGCGCAGGCTCATGTCGGTGTTCTCCTTCACCCATCCGGCCCACGCGCCGTGTTCCAGCTGCGGCTTGGCCTCGGTCAGCACCCGGCCCAGCTGCAATATGCTCATGGCCGCGCTCTCGCTGTAGAACCTTGCCTCCGCGGCCAGCCTGTCCAGCGCCTTTAACCCCGTCTGTTCCCTTGTCATGATCTCGCTCATTTCGATGTAACCTCCTTGCGCCGCTTCACGTTCCCGCGAATGACCTCCACCTTCTGCGCATAGCACGCCGGGCAAAGCCGCTTCCCTTCCATGGCCTGGGCCTTATTGCACTGATAGCACTTCCCGCCGTAGCCTCGGGGCTGCCAGCCTTCCCGGATATCCTTCCGTCGCTTCTGCATCCTCCTCTTCACCCGGCAGTCGATGCACATCTTCCTGTCCGGCTCCTCCTTCGGATGGCCGCATTGGGAACACAGCCCGGCGGCCTCCCACCGCTCCTTTCGCGCTTCACGCAGGTCTTTCTCGTGCCCGTAGTCCCATCTCTGCTTCTGCCGGTCAGCGGCCTTCGTCGCGCATTGCAGGCACAGCCGCTTCCCGCTCAGGGTATGGGCGTCCTTCTTTCCGCAGGCAACGCAAAGGTTATAAGACTTGCGCATGTTCGCCCATTCCCGCTTGTCGGCGTTCTCCTGCTGTCGCTGTGCCTCGCTGCGTACATACGGCTTCCGGTTTTGATAGACCTTCGCGTTGCACTCGGCGCACCGGGCTCCGCCGTTCCGGGTACGCTCGTCCACCTTCCCGCACTTGATGCAGCGCCCCTCGGCCCGCTTCTTCATGTAATACCGCTTTTCCCGTTTCCTCTTGGCCTCCGTCATCCTGCAACCCTCCCTTGTCACGTCCTCCGTCCCGCCTCCGATGCCGCCGCGGAGATGACCCGCTCCCGGCTCTTTCCCTCAAAGTAGATGGCCGACAGCGTCGTATCCACGGCCTGCCTCTCCAGCGGAACATTGCGCTCCAGTCCTACATAGGCATAGTCGCCGCTGTCGATCAGCGCGATCAGCTGCTCCGCCAGCCTCCGCATCCGTGCGGCGCTCTCGTCAAGCTGTCCCCGACGCATTTCCGCCTGGGCCGCCAGCCTCCCGGTCAGGGAATCGCCCTGCTCCGCCACGCGCTACACCTCCACGATCTCGATGCCGTATAGGGCCTGCATCTGCTTCTTTTTGTTGATATACACCCTGTTCTTCTTGGTTGCTTCGCTCTTCGCGTCAATCACGGCCTCGATGCGCATGTCCGGGAGGATCGTCACGAAATCCGCGATATACTTGATGCCACCCGGAAGGTCAAAGGCCACCTGCCGAAGCACGCATTTCAGCTCCCCGGCCCGCACGCGCTGCATCAGCATGATGTAAGCTCCGGCCTCGTGCTTGCTGTCGAACTTCTTGCCGTCGATCTCCACGCGCTTGTTGCCGTACTTCCCCCGCTTCCCTGAGCCTTCCCCTGATGGGGAAGGTGGATCACCGCGAAGCGGTGAGACGGATGAGGTCCTCCCCCGTCGCCGCATCAGCTCGGCGTACTCCTCCTCGCTCATCCGCAGGCTCATTGCGCAATCCCCCCGCAGTCGATGAAGTCAAACAGCGTCGGCATGCCGCGCTCATTGTCGGCCTGCTCCAGATAGCCCACGCCGTCCCGGAAATAATCCGTGTTCAACTCCACGCCAATGCCCTTCCGGCCCTTCTTCACGGCCTCCACCGGCACGGTCATCAGGCCGCCGAATGGGTCCAGGATCGTGTCGCCCGGATTGCTGTACCGGTCGATCAGCCTGTCCACGATGTCGATTTGCAGCGGGCAGACGTGCATCTGCTTCCGGCGCTGGCTCTGCGTGGTGTTCAGCGTGCGCATACGGTTGATGTCGTCCCACACCGAATCATTCCAACTCCCCGGCGCAACCACCATGAACGTGGCCGGCAGCCGCCCTTCGGCGTCCATCTTCTTTGCCAGCGCCACGTGCTCCGCATAGGAGTACACGTTCCCCCGGCTGTATTCCCGGTAGACCTTCTGCATCCTGTCCGTGGGGATCTCCATCAGCTCCTCCTTGCTCACCAGCCGGTCACCGCTGCTACGCCAGAAGCCGTGGGCGTCGATCTGCCACTGTGCCCTCGTGTACTCCTCTTTCGAGCGCGTCACCGGCTCGTCGGCATAGGCTTTGCTCGTGTCCGTGGGCAGCTTGCGGAACAGCAGTATGTACTCCGGGCAGCCCACGCCCATCTTGCTCCCGTCCTTGCAGCACTCCGTCCAGCCCAGCCGATAGGTCTGGTTGTTCTCCCGCACCACGTCGGTAACCACGGTGATCATGCCGAAATACTGAAAGCCGTGCTTCATGCAATGCTCGATGGTCAGCGCGTGGAACGGCTCCATGGTCGGCATGCCGGTGCCCGTGGCGTTGCCGAACAGCACCCGGTCCTTCACGTGGCAGCAGTACACCCGCCCCGGCTTCAGCACCCGAAGCAGGTTCGGGGTCAAAAAGTCCATCTGCTCAAAGAACTTCTCCGTGTCCGGGTTGTGCCCGAAGTCGTTGTAGCTGGGCGTGTATTCGTAGTGATTGCCGAAGGGTATGGACGTGATGATCTCGTCCACCGAATTGTCCGGCATGCTGGCCACGTCCGCCAGCTCCTTCACGCAATCGTTGTTGATGGCCCGGTAATTGGTGCCCTTGACCTCCACGCGCTCCACTCCTATCGTTCGCTTCATGTCGTCGAACCGCGCCCGGTTCTGCAAGCCGTAGCGCTTCACGATCTCGATCATCGCCGCCACCATCTCGTCGTGCCGCTTCCACTTGTGCAGCAGCGCCTTTTTGATCTCGGCCTCGCTCTCGGTATAGATGATGTCGATGATCACTCGCTCCGTCTGCAAAAACCGGTAGATTCGATGGATGGCCTGTATGAAATCGTTGAATTCATAGTCAATTCCCAGGAAGATAGCGCGGTGACAATGCCGCTGGAAGTTGCAGCCCTGGCCGCTGATCTCCTTCTTCGTGGCCAGCAGCCGGAACTCGCCGTCCGCGAAGCCGATCACCCGGCGCTCCCGCTCCTCGTATTCCTGCGTGCCGTAGACCTCCACCGCCTCCGGGATGGCCTTCTTGATGGCGTGGCGCTCGCTCTCCAGATCGTGCCACAGAATAAAGTGCGCCTCCGGATCGCTGCCCACGATCTCCAGCATCTTCGCCACTCGGTCCCCGATGCTGTCCCGCTTCTCCCTCGCGGCGTCCTGCAAGCTGAAAGCCGCGTCCCGGATCATCTTCACCTGGCCGTGCTTGTCCGTGCCCGCCGTGGCGTTGTCCACCGGCAGACAATGCCAGCGGACCTCCATCTCCGGCAGGTCATAGCCGGCGTCGTCATAGCCCAGGTCGCTCGGCTTCTGGATGAACAGCGCCCAGCTGCTCACCCACAGCCAGAAGTCATTCTCCCGGTGCGGATACAGCGTCAGGTTGTTGGCCTTGGTGCTGTCCCGCTGGAAAAAGCGGGTCAGCGCCTGTCCCGTGTCCATGATCTCCAGGTATCCGGCGTAGTGTATAAGCTCCTTGTAACGGTTCGGGCTCGGCGTGGCCGTGCAGACCAGCTTGTACGGTATGCCCTTCATGATCTGAATAAACTGCTGATAGGTCTTTGAGCCGTAGGATCGCAGGCAGGAAGCCTCGTCCAGGCTCACCCCGTCAAAGCGCCTCGGGTTGATCTGTCCGTCCCGCACGCGCTCGTAATTGGTCAAAAGGATCCGGGCGTCCGTCATCATCGCCTCGGCGTCCGTCCGCACATAGGGCGGCACTCCAAAGCCTTCCCCTTTGGGGAAGGTGGCCCCGGCTCCGCCGGGGTCGGATGAGGTCCCCTCACCTTCCGCTTCGCGCCTCTGCTCCGCATCCCCGCGTTTCCATCCCAATATCCGCACGGCGTCCAGCTGAAACTCCTGCTTCACGCCCAGCGGCAGGATGATCAGCACCCGCCCGCCGGTATGCTCGCAGACCATCCTCGACCATTCCAGCTGTTGGATGGTCTTTCCCAGGCCGAAGCTCTCAAAAAGTGCCCGCCGTCCGCCCTTCAGCGCCCAAAGCACCGCGTCCCGCTGGTGTGGCTTCAGCGCCGGATGGATGGCGCTGGCCTCGACCTCGAAGCCCGTCTCCTCGGCGATGTCGATCTTCGATTGCAGGAACTCCAGATAGCTCATGCTCCCCGCCCCTTGTTCCATCGTGATGCTCCTCTCATGGGAAATCAAAGGCCCGTCTTTCCGGGCCGCCAGGGCTTCATTACGGTCTACTTGCATTTCCTCGCCCGAAGTGCTTGCATTAAGCCGCGTGACCGCCTGCGGGGCACCTTATCCCTCCTTCTGGTGCCAGATGCTTTAAGAGGGGGCATCATTGGCGGGGATGGCCGGAATCGAACCGGCGACCTGCTGGGTGGTGGTGCCGCGCGCGATCAACCGCCCGGTCCTTCCTTCGTCCCTGCTGCTCTGGCCGTCTGAGCTACATCCCCACATTCTTCCCATCGGGCGGGCGTCCGGGAAACCCCGCGGGCCGCCCGCCCTACCTTCCGATTCTCCCTTTGTGGCGCATTGTGTTGTTGGCAGCTGGCGTCATCGGATTGGTCATGCTGCCCTTGCCCCAAGATGCGTCAGGGGCAAGCTGGCCGGGCGTCGGAGTGGCGAGCTCCACAGCGCAATCGGCGATTGCCTGTCGCCCGATATAGCCGCCTTATGTCACCGTGGGCCGCCCCGGGTATGCATAGGGCAGCTTTGGCAGGCGGCACCCGCCGACAAGGGACTGGCGAGCGGCCTTGATGGCCATCGGTTCCGTTGAGCGAAACCTGGTGGGAGCGGGCGGATTTGAACCGCCCAGGCGCGTGGTTGTCTGGATTCGTGTTTGGCAGGAGGATATCCTAATGAAGTTTGCGCCTCCGGGCCGTCCCCGCGCTCCCATATCCTCACGGCTTCGCCGTCCAGCAGGGGCTCTTGTCCTCCTTGTACAGCCGGAAGTACACCGGGAACGGCGAAATCCTGTCCACATAGCCCGCCCGGTCGTCCAGGTACACGTCGGCACTCACCTTCCGGCAATCGTTGCCGTACTGCTCGATCCGCTCCGGCAGGTTCGCGTTCACCGCGTCGAACTCCAGCCCGCGCTCCCGGCACCACGTCACCGCCGCCTCCAGCATCTCGCCGCACCGGCAGGTCCAAAGGATCACCTTGTCTCCTTGCCGCCGCCGCTCGATCAGCCACGCGATCAGCCGGTCATTCGCCGCCCCGATCCCGGGCCATGCCACCTTGCACAGCGTGCCGTCGAAATCCACGGCGAAGATCATACCAGCGCACCGCCCTTCCCGCGTCCTTCCTGCTCCCGCAGCATCATGGCGAAGATATGCCCCAGCTTCCGGGTGACCTCGTCCCTCCCGGCGATGGCCTCGTCGGTGGCGCGCATGAATATCGGGAAGGATTCCCCGAATTCATGTGTCACGGGATTTCGCGTCCCCCATACCCCGACTTCGATGTACTCCTCTTTCGCCATGGTTACACCGCCTTTTCTACATCCTCGCCCGGTTCGTCACAGCTCAGCAGCTCGCCGATGGAGCAGCGGTACAGTCCCGCAATCGCGGGCAACTTGTCCGCCCTCGGCTTCGCCACCCCGGTCTCCCACTTGGCCACGGTAGACCGGTCAACATGCAGCGCCGCCGCGGCCTGCTCCTGGTTGAGCTCCGCCTTGATGCGCGCCTTCGCAAATGGATTCATTTAGCGCTCTCCCTTTTCTGAATGTGATTCACATTATAGCGAATATAATTCACATTGTCAACCGATTTTCTGAAATGTATTCACACTGTCTAAATTTTGTTGAAATTGTGAAAATACTTCACTATAATGTGAATGAGGAGAGTGTTCATATGTTTGCCGAACGGTTGAAGGAATTGCGAAAGCAACATGGTTATACGCAGGAACAGCTCGCGTCCCTGATCGGCGTCGAGCGTTCTTCGATTGGAAAATACGAAGGGAAAAGCCGTATCATCCCTTCCGATGATGTGAAGTACAAGCTGGCGGAGCTGTTCAATGTGTCCGTCGATTACCTCCTGGGCTACTCCGATACCCCGATGCCCTACAACATGGAATCGCCATTCTCAGACGTGGAGATGAAGCTCATCAACGACTTCCGCTCGCTCAACAAGCAGGGTAAAGAATACATCCTGCAAACCATGGCCATGGCCGCAACCATATATAAAAATGACATTATTCCCAACATGGAAAACCGTGCGTGATTGATGGAGGGTTGCTTTAATGAGTATTCGCAAGGTCAAGGTGTTGATGCTGCTCGCCCTTTTTGCGCTTTCCTGCTGCTTGGCATGTGCTGAAGGTGAGAATGATGATATGTACTTTCGCGGCCTGTTCATCCCGTATGTGCACCAGTTCAACCAGCTGACCGCGAATGAATTTGAAGATGCATTGAAATGGAACAGATATGATTACGAAACAGGTGAAGATGTAGATGGCGCGCTCTGCATTTCTGTACCAACAAACATAGGTCAGTTGCAATGCTGGTTCTCGCGGACATCCGAAGCAGATGATGCAAAGCAGCTGTCCCATATGATCTATACCTGCGATAAATACTCCATCAACGTATCCGGAAATGCCGCCGGACATGGGGCAACCATCAATCTGAAATATGCCCGGCGCGTCATGGCCTTCAATGCCGATATGGATGTAGTCATCTCTTTCTATAACGATTATTGCCACGGATCAATCAAGTGAATAATTCAGGAGGTATCACCATGAATTGGGAATGGGGACAGGTTGAAGCCGGGCGAGCTGCCCGCGCATTAAAGGTCAAAGTCGTTTCCATGGATCTGAACAGCGACGATCCTTCCGCCGTATTCGCCGGGTCCTCCGGCGCGGAGTACACCTGCACATTGGATGATTGCACCTGCCCGGATTTTGCCATCAACGAGCGCAAGGGCCTGCGTCAACCGTGCAAGCACATCACCCGCCTGGCGATGGAAGCCGGAATCCTTAACCGGGAAGGTCGCACAGTCCAGCAGCAGCATGCCGTCGATCTTGATGATCTGGAGCACAGGCTTGCCCTGTACGCATGGCATTATTACGTCCTTGACAGTCCGGATATTCCGGATAAAGAATATGACAGTCTCAAAGCGCGTTACCTCTCGATGTTGAAGAAGGGATAACATGCCAAAGCCGAAGGAAACCATCTACGCGGCCACCTATTGCCGCTATTCTTCCCACGGCCAGACGGAGCAATCCATCGAAGGCCAGCTGCGGGATAACTATGAGTTTGCCCGGCGGGAGGGCTATACCATCGTGGCCGAGTATATCGACCGCGCCCGCACGGGCCGCAGCGACAACCGCGATGAGTTCCAGCGCATGATCTCAGACGCGGCCAAGCGCGGCTTCTCCGTCGTCATCGTCTGGAAGCTGGACCGTTTCGCCCGCAACCGCTATGACAGCGCCATCTACAAGGCAAAGCTGAAGCGCCACGGCGTGCGCGTCGTATCGGCCAAGGAAAGCATCACGGATACGCCGGAGGGCATCATCCTGGAGGGCATGCTGGAATCCATGGCGGAATACTACTCCGCCAACCTGTCGGTGAACGTCAAGCGCGGCCAGCGCGAAACCATCGCAAAGGGAAGGTTTTGCGGCGGCTCTATTCCCTATGGCTATAAGGTGGTGGAAGGGAAACTCGTCCCCGATGAAAAGACGGCCCCGGTGATCAAATACGTCTATGAGGAATACGCCAGGGGCGTACCAAAGAAGCAGATCATCGAAGCACTCACGCGCCGCGGCGTCAAGTCGCCCACCGGAAAGCTGCTCGGCCTGTCCACCTTCCAGCGTGCCCTCCGGAACACGGTCTATTATGGGGATTTTGTGGTCAATGGCAAGGTCGTGGAAGGCTGCGCAACCCCGATCATCAGCAAGGAGTTGTTTGACGAAGTGCAAGCAAAATTAAACACCGTCGCCCATGCGCCTGCTGCCGCAAAGGCCCAGGTGGATTACCTTCTTCGGGGAAAAGCCTTCTGTGGTTACTGCGGCGCGCCTATAGTCGGCGAAAGCGGGCGCGGGAAAAGCGGTTCCATGTTCCACTATTACGCCTGCGCCAACAGGAAAAAGCTGCACACATGCAAGAAGCGAAACGAGCGCAAGGATGACGTGGAATCCTATGCCGTCGTCAAAACGGTCAACTATATCCTGAATCCGGATCACCTGCGCGATACCTGCAAGGCGGTCGTTGCCGAGTACAACAAGGTATTCTCCTCTTCGAAGGTCACCGATCTGGAAAGAGAGCTGAACCGCCTGGAGCGTGAATTGAACAACCTGGTGGATACGCTCGCCGAAGCTCCAAAGGTCACCCACAAGCGAATCTACGAGAAGATGGAAGCCCTCGAAAACCAGAAGGCCGATCTCGAAGAGGATCTCGCCAAGATGCGCATTGCCATCGGCATACGCTACAAGGAATCCGATGTCTCTGCCTGGCTCAAACAATTCTGCGATGGCGATGTGAACGATGAAAGCTACCGCCGCCGGATCATCGACACGCTGGTAGGCCGCGTGTACCTCTTCGACAACGACATAGTGATCTTCTACAACATCCACGGCAAAGAAGCCAACGTCCCCTTCTCCGCCCTCCAGCAAGCCCTCGCCACTCCCGCCCCCACCCCCTCCGGGTGTTCGGATTTGAAACGATCAGTCCCGCCACATCATTTCAAATCCGAACACAGGTTTATATTTGTAAACGGTGTGTTCGGCTGCATCTTCAGTAAGATGTAGTGACTTGCATAGCAGGTACATGAGAATGTACCTGCTATTTCTTTTGCCTGAAATCCGTCCTCCCCCATTTTTCATCCCATGGAAGCTCATTTCCAGTCCATTTGTTAATTTTGCTTTCGACATATCCGCGCGCGCACGCGCACGAAGCCCTCTACACGTGCATGAAACCCATGTTTTTTTCCAAAAATTTAGCGAAATCCTGGGCTCACGGCGGC